CATACGAAAACGAATCTGTTGCAGATGTTACCAACGTAAAAGAAGCACTTGACGGAATTTTTGATGGCACGATTCAAGTCAGAGATTCCGCAAATTTAGGCGGAAAAGGTGCGAGTGAGTATGCGTTATCACAACAGATAAAAGATAATTCCCTTTGGAACGAACTTACTACTGGTTTTGACTTAAATAACGCTTTAGGAAAGTACAGAACTGCAAACGGTAATACTCTCAGCACATTATTGAATCTTCCAGTAGCATGGACAAAAGGGGAAATATCTGTAGAGTGGACTCCATTTAATAATACTAACGCTTATGGAATGCAGACACTCAAATATAAAACCAGCGTAAGTTTTGCAGTTTATTATCGTGTAAAAAATGGTGAAACTTGGGGGGGAGAATGGGAAGCTCTTGCCACAACCGCAGACCTTGCGAACTACGTACCGCTTAGTGCAAAGCCTAGTGGCACTTACACTGGTAATGGTAGTACAGATAGACAAGTATGCATCGGTGATTATTCCGTGGACGTTTATAGCACTATAGTTGTTTCAAGTAGTGACAATGATACTATGGCAATAGTGACACGTGCGGGCGGTGCTATTTGTGTGAGTTCAAACGGAACTGTTACCAAATTAAATGATAGCAAAGTATCTATTTCGTATAATCCGTCTATTGGTGCGGTTATGGTATTGGCTACAAATAATGATTGCCTGAATGCTAACGGTGTTTCTTACAGATATGCTGTGCATTAAGAAAGGAGAAAAAGCCATGACAGAGATTTATAATGAAATCATAGAAGAAACCGAACAGCCGATTGAAGAAATCGTTGAACTTCCGCAGAGGGTAAATGCTTTTTGTGTTATCAGTAAAGATGCCGTAGTAGTTGAAGATATTAACGGTAAAAAGCATGAACACCATGATGTTCAGACAAATTCCTCATGGGGTAGCAATCCTTACGGTGACGGTTATGCAGTTGTTCCCGATGAAATGGTAACAGATATTCTTGAAACAAGAGGATTCTGTGATATTGAACTGAACGAGGACGGAACGGAGATTGTCGGATTCACTGCAAGGGAGATTCCGGAGATTCCGGAACCGACTCCCGAACCGACAGCAGAGGAACGTATTGCGGAGTTGGAAGCGCAGAACGAACTGTTGATGCAGTGCATTATGGAAATGTCGGAGATAATCTATGCGTAGATTTATCTTATATATTCTTTTCGGAAAGTGGGGTGATATTATGGCAGTTGCTACTTTATGGGCAAATGAAATCTTGAATGAAAATGCGACTTTTGCGCAGGTTCCGAGATTGCTCAAAGACAAGGTTAAGACGATCTTGACGAATGCAGGATTTGGACATCTTGCAACCGAGTAAAGAAAGGAAAATTGAATGAAGGGTGTGAGATTCGGAGATTATCACTCATGGGATAATCTTTCTTTGATTCTTGCACAAAAGACAATCGGCGCACCATCAGTCAAGGCGGAAACGATAGATATTCCCGGTGCTGATGGTGTGCTTGATGCAACGGACTTTTTCGGTGAACCAAAGTACAACAACAGAACACTTTCTTTTGAGTTTTCAACGATTGTTCCGCAGGGTGAGTTTATGAATCTGTTCTCACGGATTTTGAACACGCTGCACGGTCAGAAGATGAAAATCACACTGGACGATGATCCGGACTGGTTTTACACCGGGCGGATTGATGTTCCTGAATGGAAAGCAGAAAAGAACATCGGAAAGCTGACTATTGACTGTGATTGCGAACCGTACAAGATGAAGCAACATGATACGGTTATCACTGAAACGGTCAGCGGCGAAAAGACAGTCATTCTATCAAACAGTAAAAAAGCGGTTGTACCGACAATAGATATCACAGGGGAAATCAACCTGACATTCGGAGATAATTATTATTCGCTGAGTGCCGGTAGATATGACCTTCCGGGGGTTCAATTGAAGTATGGTGACAATACTATTCTTCTTGACGGAACCGGAACAGCAACCTTCACCTATAGGGAAAAGGGGTTGTGATATGTACCAGGTATATTGTGATTCTGCTTTGCTTTACGATGATAGAATAGACGAATACAAGATATTTAATCCAGTTGTGGAAAAGGAGCTGAATCAGATTGATTCCTTCGATTTCACGATTTATAGCAATCACCGGTCATTTGACCGATTGAAAAGATTGAAGTCCATCATCACGGTATTTCAGGACAATTATCTGTTGTTCCGTGGAAGAATCCTTGATGATGAACAGGGATTTCACAACGAAAAGCAAGTTTCCTGTGAAGGGGAGCTTGCTTTTTTAGTGGATACCATTCAAAGACCGTATGACTTCACCGGCACTCCGGCGGAGTTGTTCACGCTGTTCATTGAAACCCATAATGCGCAGGTGGACGCAGAGCATCAATTCATTGTCGGGAATGTCACGGTCACTGATCCAAATGATTATATTGCCCGGAGTGATTCAGAATACCTGAATACATGGGAAAGCATCAATAAAAAGCTGATTGAGACGCACGGCGGTTATATATGGGTGCGGCATGAAGCGGACGGAAATTATATTGACTATCTTTCGGAGCTGAACTTCCTTGCACCACAGAAGATAGAGTTCGGAAAGAATCTGCTTGACCTGAAGCGAGAAACGAAGGGTGCGGACATTGCCACGGCATTGATTCCACTCGGAGCGAAGGAAGAAGGCAGCGAATCCCGGTTGACCATTGCTTCTGTGAATAACGATGTGGATTATGTGTACAATCAGGAAGCAGTTGACGCTTACGGATGGATATTCAAAGTTCAGACATGGGATGATGTCACGGAAGCAGGCAATCTTCTGACGAAGGGAAGGGAACGGCTGCAGGAACTGATGCAATTGCTTCTCAGTGTTGAATTGACAGCGGCAGACCTTGCCACGGTTGACAAAACGGTTGAATCCTTCCATATCGGAACACAAGTGCAGGTGACAACGAATCCGCATAGCATTGACCGGCTGTTTTTGGTAACGAAAATCAGTATAAATCTTTCACAACCGACAGCAAACAAGCTGACGCTTGGAGATTCGTTTTATTCCTTCACAGAACAAGCCGTGAGGGGGCAAATAGACGCTGAAAACATGTCAGTGCGCATTTCTTCGGACTTGGAAGAAAAGGTCTTAAAAAGCCTTGTAGAGACAGAGACAAGGATATCAACCGAAGTATCCTTAGTGGCAGGCAATGTGACAAGTGCGGTGCGTGAAGAAGTGTATCTGAAAGACGATACCGATGCAATGATATCATCCGTCACGAATCAGATCACGCAAACGGCAACCGATACGGAGCTTCGGTTTACTGAGGTAACGAAGAATATTGATGATGTTGCAGCCGGAGCAGATGCGAGATTTGAGGAAATCAGTAAATACATCCGTTTTGAGAATGGGAATATCCTTCTCGGTGAGGATGGGAACACGCTGACGCTTCGGATCGAGCTTGATCGGATATCGTTCCTTGATTCCGGTATTGAGGTTGCATATTTCAGCAATAACAAATTGTATGTGACGGACGGTGAATTTCTTCATTCGTTGCAGCTCGGAAATTTTGCTTTTATTCCGAGAGAGAACGGCAATTTATCGTTCAAGAAATTGTAGGGGGCATAGATGGGAACATCTTCAGCAATGTCAACTACGAATGATAAGATAAAGTACAAAGTGACTATCACGCAGAATAGTCAGAATGTGACGAACAATACATCAAATGTGACTGTTTCTGTCCGGGTATATCGTACCAACACAGGATATACCACATACGGAACCGGCACGGTGTATTGCACGATTAACGGCACACAGTACACGGAAGCAATCACTTCTTCCGACAAGATAACATCATCCGGAATTGTGCTGTTCAGCAAGACCTTGAACATCACGCACAATGCGGACGGTACAAAAACGCTTTCCACATCCACACGGATCACACATGACCAGTTTTCATCCAGTGCGCAAAGCTATAATCAGGCATTAACCACGATTCCGAGAGCTACGACACCGACAGTTTCAGCATCATCCGTGAATATGGGTTCAAGCATTACAATCAGTATGCCGAGAGCGTCAAGCAGTTTTGACCATACCTTGACATATAAATTCGGGGATGCAACCGGAACAATCGGAACTGACCTTGGAACAAGCAAGGCATGGACGGTTCCTTTATCACTGGCAAGCGAGATTCCGAACGGAACTTCAGGCACATGCACCATCACTTGTAAAACCTATAACGGAAGTACACTGATAGGCACTAAAACCGTTTCTTTCACGGCGAAAGTGCCTTCTTCTGTTGTGCCTAGTATTTCTTCAATCAAGGCGGAAGAAGCTGTCAGCGGTCTTTCTGCGAAGTTTGGCGCATATGTGCAGAACAAATCTAAACTAAAGGTGACAATCAGTGCGGCAGGCAGCTATTCATCAACCATTAAATCCTATAAGACCGCCATAGCAGGAAAGAGCTACACGGCAAGCAGTTTTACATCCGGTGTGCTGACATCATCCGGCACAGTGAAGATTTCTTGTACGGTCACGGATTCAAGGGGAAGGACAGCAACCGAGGAAAGCGAGGTCACGGTTCTTGCTTATACTGCACCGAAAATCACGAAGTTTTCCGCATTCCGTTCAAATGCAGACGGAACGCAGAACTATGACAGTGAATCGGTGAACTGTTCTTATGCTTGGAGCATATCAGCACTGGGGAACAAGAATGATAATGCGTATCTGTTTGAATACAAACTGAAAACAGCTTCGGAATGGACTGCACTTGCATCCGGAAACGCATACACGTTCAACGGCAGCCGAGTTTTTGCAGACAAAGCACAGGTTGATTTGTCCTATGATTTGCGCCTGACGGTGACGGACTACTTCGGAAGTGTTGTTGCGCTGTCAGAGGTTCCGACAGCTTTCACGCTGCTTGATTTTCACTCAGGCGGAAAGGGTCTTGCATTCGGCAAGGTGTCCGAAGTTGCAAATCATATGGAAGTAGATTTGGATATGAGCATATATCGCAATATCTACATGGGCGGCGCAAAACGGTCAAACGATGAAAAGAACATGTATTTTCAGACAACGGAAGATTCCGAGTATGTGCATAATTGCAAGCTTTACGGCGGCAACGGAGCTTCGGTGACATCAATCGGGTGTTGGGATACGGCAAGGGCGCACGGCATATGGCGGTATTTGAGCAGTACACAGAATCTTGTGTTTGATGCGAATGTGAAGGTGACAAGGGCAAACGGCGGTGATGAATTTGTGACTTCTGATCCGGTGACGCATGGAAGCAGAAGCGGAAAAGTTCACTTCTCGAATGGATTGTTGATTCAATGGGGAGTTGAAACGATTACACCGGTTGCAAATACACCGACATCAAAAGCGGTGAAATTCTCCACAGCATATACTTCGGTTCCAATGGTGATTACTTCGGCAATATCAACGGTTCCGGGAACAACGGTTATCGGGGATGCACCAGCGGATATCACAGTAAACGGATTCGATGCATATGTTGTCCGGACTAACACAACGAATACTTCGGTGGGATGGGTGGCAATCGGATATAAAGCATAAAGAACGAAAGAAAGGGAGAACATCATGGATACGATTATATCAGCAGCTATCACAGGCGGACTTGCGCTTGTTGGTATCATCATAACTAATGTAATGAGCAACCGGAAGATTGAACACAAACTGGAGATTGCACAGGCGGTTACGGATTGCAAGATTGACAACCTGACAAATGAGGTTCGTGCGCACAACAATTTTGCAAAACGGATGCCGGTTGTGGAAGAACAAATCAAGGTTATCAACCACAGGTTGAAGGACTTGGAAGATAGGTAAAAGAGAAAGGCGGTCACAATGACCGCCTTTTTTTAATCTTCAATCATATATCCTTTTTCAATCAGTGCAAGTACATATTCATGCGTATTTTTATATCCTAGTCTTTTAATATCTTTGTTGTCTATATGTCCGGGTTTCCCATCCACAAAAGATTGTGTTTTTACAACTCCGTGTTGAATCATTTTCACAATAAGACCATCCGCAGCTTGCTTTTGTAAAGTTATCACATTTCATCATCCCATCTGATTTGATATACCTTATTATATCACAATGAGCATAATATTGTACATTATTATGTACATTGGCATATAATAAGAAAAGAAGGGTGGTGATAACGTGGAAATTCTGCCAATTAGCGCAATGAGAGATACAAACATGATAAGCGAGATTGTCACACAGCAAAAAGAACCGGTTTTCATCACGAAGAACGGCGCAGGACATCTTGTAATTATGGAACATGGGGAGTATATACGCATGAAAGAGGAAATGCGGCTTTATAAAGCGGCGGTTGATTCTATCAAGCGGTATAAAGAACAAGGGGAAGAATTAAGGGATTTTGATGATTTCATGGGGGAAATAGAGAGAGAATATGCGAATAAAAATAACGGAAGAAGCGCAGACTGATTTCAAAAATATGTTTGAATATTACTATGAAGAAACACTGGATGCGGAATACACACGGCGGATCATTCAGGATATCCGGGAGAAGATAGAAAACCTGAAGATATTTCCGTACAGATATCCGGCAACCATTCCTGATGATGAAAGTATCCGAACAATGTACTATAAAAGGTATGCTATACAATACGAAGTTCAAGAAAAAGCAGTTGTTATCCTGAATATAAAGCATACTCGAATATCAGAATGAAACAAAGGAGCAGTCACATTGACTGTTCTTTTTTGTCGAATAAATGTTCAGACTATTCTTTTTTATATTATAGTAATATAATATATGCACTATAATATGCAAGGAGAAAAGGGGCATGAAAAAGGGAAAGAAGATTAAAAAACTGCCTGTTATCATAGGTGTTTTATTAGTTTTGTTTATTATAGGATTGCTTGGTTCCGGAAATGAAAGCACAGACATAGAACCGACAAAGATACCCACACAGGCAGTAACAGAAGCACCGACAACGACACCAAAGGTTGAACCGACTGCCACACCGACACAAGAACCCACAAAAGCACCGACTGTCACACCGACAGTCGCACCAACACAAAAACCTACAGAAGAGCCTACAAAATCACCTACACCAATAAACAAGTTAAATGTATCTGAAATTCCTGAGTATTCCGGGGAAGCATACATATCTATTTTTGACAATATACCTTCGTTCTCGGATGCGGACTTTTCGGAAAACTCATTTGAAACATATAGTTCATTAGACGCACTCGGAAGATGTGGTGTTGCGTATGCAAACATCGGTCCGGACTTGATGCCGGACGGAGAACGTGGCAGCATAGGGCAAGTAAAACCTGCAGGGTGGCATACGGTGAAGTATGACAATATCGAAGGTTTGTATCTATACAACAGATGCCATTTGATCGGTTGGCAGTTGACAGGGGAAAATGCAAATGAAATGAATCTTATCACCGGAACAAGGTACATGAATGTGCAAGGGATGCTTCCGCTTGAAGATATGGTTGCTGACTATGTAAAAGAAACCGGGAACCATGTTTTGTATCGTGTGACACCTATATATAATGGGAATAACCTTATTTCCGAAGGCTTGCAAATCGAAGCAATGTCTATTGAAGATAGAGGGCAAGGAATTTGCTTCAACGTGTTCTGCTACAACGTACAACCGGGCATCGTGATTGACTATGCAACCGGAGAGAGTTTCCAAGAAGAAAAGGAAGTTGTTGAGGAGCCGTCAGGAACTACATATATTATGAACACTAACACAAAGAAGTTTCACGTTCCTTCCTGTTCCAGTGCGGCTGACATAAAAGAAAAGAATCGTGCGGAATTCACCGGAGATAGACAAGAACTAATAGACGATGGATATTCACCATGTAAACGGTGCAATCCGTAAAAATATAATGGGCAGATTTCTCTGCCCATTTTTTTTATGCTGCACTTTCATTGTTCGTACTCAATAGGAGCTTCAATATCAAATCCAATAATGCAAAATCTGCACATTTTTGGACTTCTTCAGTGATTTTGTCGATGTGTTCATGTCTTTCTTCATCACTCATAGGGCATTCCCTTCTCTATCATTCGGATAGATAGTTCATAGGCGGTACGTTTTTCCGTCACATCATTGATTGTTTTGTCGTATTCCCTACTTTGAAAGCGAGCAAAAACGGATATCGGGGTTCCAACATCGAGAGTGGAAGCATAAATTGCATCCCTTCCCCATGCGATTGACGGCAAATAACTACTCTTTTCATTGTTCCGTGGCACAGCAATCAGCAAATCTGTGATATGCCTTCCTAAAGGGGTTTTCCGATATGCCGGCTGTTTGCAGATATATCCGCTTATATATGCTTCGTTCGTGTCCGGTTCATCAGTTGGGCAAACTTGAAGCGCAAAAATAAACAACTTGACTTTGCGTTTCCCTTCTTCGTTGATGTTCTGTGATCTGACTTGACCAACAACACGGACTGTTCTTCCTTCGTATAATTCATCTGTTATCATTCGTTCCGATAGTACCACCGGAAGGTAATCTTTTGTATCACTGAGCCGGGAACTGTCAAGCGTAAATGAAAAGAAACGTTCCCTGCCGAATTCGTGGCTGTAGGTGAATTCAGAAACTATTCTTCCAACCACAGCAATTTGATTGTTTTCGCAAAGTGCGTTCATAAATAATACCTCGCATTCGTAAAGATTACGCAAGAATAATAAATCTCATATTGACAAAAAGAAATATCTAAATTAACATATTTTTACCAAAATACGAATGAAAGCAGTGTCTTTTTTGACACAGAATAGGGGGCGAATGTTAGGAACTAGATTAAGAGAACTGCTAAATGAACGAAAGATGTCGGTTCAAGAGTTTGCCGACAAATGCGGATTACCACTTGAAACTGTGCGTAATGTTTATTATGGAAAGACACCTGATCCGAAGATATCAACGGTCATGCGGATGTCGGAAGCGTTGAATATCGGTGTCAATTGCCTGATGGGTAAATGTCAACACTCAGCAGAAGAAAGAGCGTTGTTACGACATTACAGAGCTTGTGGACCGCATGGGCAAGCGTACATAAGGGAATGTGCAAAGTATGAAGCACTGACCGCAAAAATTGACCGTGAATCACCTGACCGGCGCATGATAAAATGCTTTATTCCGGCACACGAAGCGTTCCGTGGGATATTACTTGACGAATGTACGAAAACAGAAATACCGGTATCATTGCCTGAAGCGTATGTTGCACTGAAATTGATGGATAACAATTTTGTGCCGATATTCTGCAAGGGGGATGTGCTTTTGTTTGAAAACAGATTCCCGAACAATGGCGAATACGGACTGTTTCAGATTGACAAGCGGATATTCCTGAGAAAGTTTCTTGAAGAAGGAGAAAAGAAATACAGATTGCAGAGCTTGCATGATAGAATGTTTGATGTTACATATACCAATTTGAGAGAGATAGAATACTTCGGAACTTTCTTGGATTTTGACCGTACATAATTACAAAATTAAAAGGACAGAAGCAATTCTGTCCTTTGTTCGTGTATAATGTTGATATATCAAGGCTTGCGGCACTTCCTGAAAAGTTGTACTTTCGTACATGCACCGAACGGAGCGCACCGAAAAGTACAACTTTTTAATCAAAAAAATATAATACTTTCCGGTATGATTTTTTTGTTTTCGTCAATGGAGAACTCTTTTATAAGTTTGCGCCAAAAAGCTTTTTTATGCGCCTTGTCTAACTGGTCATATAATGCTTTATAGTCGGATGCAAGCAGTTCCTTCAGCGGTTCAAGATTTCTTTGCACAGGTTTATCAACAACATCAATTTTCTTCAATTCAGTTTCAAGCGCAAAATATTCCCTGTCATATTCTTCTTCTTCGATTCTTCCTTTCCTAAACATCATATTCAGGCGGTCCATTTCGTTTTTCAATTTTTCGATTCTTTTTTTATTGTCGGGAAGTTGTTCTTTTTTCTCGCTGATATTCTCAACAGCAATAATTTCATCGGTGATGTATTTATCAAGATTGTTTATAAGCTGCTTTTCAATAATGCGCTCGCTTGTAGACTTGTCAAATGAACAGGTTTTTTCTTGCCTGTATTTGTTGCACCGGTAACTGAATGTTCCGGCACCGCCATTGGCCTTGTTCCTTGTATAGTTCCCGACTAAATTTCTGCCACACTCAGGACAAACGAGCAATCCGGAAAAAATAAAGATTCTGTTTGCATTTTTGGAATAACGTGCATTCTTCTTCAGAATTGCCTGTATGTTGTCAAAACGTTCTTTTGTGATGTATGGTTCAACGTATTCGGACACACCTTTATATTCCCCATATAGAAGAGTGTCAGTGAGAAGATTGGTCAATGTACCCACAGACATTGACATTGAATATTTCATGTTTATATAACCCAGTGTTGCAGATTTTGATTGATGTGTTTCAAAGAACTCTAGTAAATCATACAATATGGGTGCGTTATCCATGTTTCTTTCAAGATGCTTCTGCCTTTTCTCTCCGACAACATGCCAAGGGAACAGGAAACACTGTGAACCGGTTGTTACCTGTTTGTTTTTGATACGCATTTTATTGTTGAATCGGATTCGCTTGCTTGTTTTCTTCGCTTCATATTCTGCCATTGTCAGATAGATATTGATTTTGAACGCTGCATCATCATCTTCCGGATCAAGGTCTGATTCTTCAATTGAAATCCATGTTACACCGGCTTTGCGAAGCTGTTTCTGACATTCATAGTATTCCCCAACATTACGGAAGAATCTATCAATACATTTGAATATAACAATATCGAATTTTCCGGCTTTTGCGTCTGCAATAAGTTGTGCGAGTGCTTTTCGCTTGCTTATTTCCAGTGTTGCGGATATACCTTCATCCACATACACACCTGCGCCTATAAGCTCATATTCTTGACAAAAATCTTCTAATAGGTCTAATTGGTCATTGATTGTATATCCGTTCTTTTTCTGTTCGTCTGAGGAACAACGAGAGTATTTTGCAATGCGAATCGGTTTACCTTCTTTTCTATACCGTTCCAGTTGTTTATACATGTATTTCTCCGCCTTTTTATGTTTTTCAATGAAAAAAATTATTTCAGTAAAAAAATATGTTTTTTAGTAAATAATTCTTCCGGTTCCAAGTGCTAACAATTACCATTGTCTTTGATATATTCGTGTTATAAAATAAATTCAGAACATTCGTTCCCCGGTGAAAGGAGCCTGCCCATGAAAGAAGAATATATCCAAAAGATAAATGAACTTATGAAACAATGTAATGACATCCCCTTGCTCGACCTTATTATGAAATTACTTAAGAAAAGCTGACAATAAACCTTTTACACCTTGCAGTTGTTCCTTGTCTAAACTGCTTAGTGTTTCCACTAAAGATAGAAAATCTTCATCAGTACGCATTCTTACAATGACATTCGCTAGGATGTCATTTTTTTCTTGCATTTGTCTATGTTCCTCGGACTTTTCTTCTATTAAATCTGATTTTAATATTCCGAAGTGGTGTGCCATTATTTCGATTTTATCTATGCGTGGATATTTCTTTGCTTTTACCCAGTCATTAAAAGTGGATGGTGCAACACCGACAATTTCAGCAAGTTCTTTTTGGCTTTCTCCTGTTTTGCTCAAATAACGCAGGATGTTTTTCGCCATGGTTTCCTTGTTTCCTATATTGCTCATGTTCTCACTTCCTTTCTTTAGTATAGGAAGATTCTACACCAAATTCGCTAAAAAGTAAATAGAAAACGAAAGAAAATTCGCTTTAAGTGTTGACAAAATTATTTTGATATAGTATTCTATACCTGTGATTCGCTTTAGGCGAATAGAAAGGAGTAGAGTGAATGGAACAAATTACATTGAAGGCAGCTAGAGTAAACGTAGGATTGACACAGAAAGAAGCGGCAAATGCACTAGGGGTAAGCAATAAGACGTTGAGTAATTGGGAAAACGGGGTGTCTGTTCCGGGAGCAGACAAGATTGATCCTATTTGCACATTGTATGGTAAGTCTTATAATGACATTATTTTTTTACCCAATAATTCGCTTTAAGCGGATGGAAAGGCGCAGATGGAAAAGAAGAAACCAACAGGCGAACAGATACTTTCATTATTGGTTGACCTACTTGCGGATCAGCACGGTGTAAAGGTCAAGTATCAAATAGTGAAGAAAGGAACAAAAGAAGATGAAAAAAGCAATTAAGGGATTCGCACAGTTTGTGAGTATGCTGCTTGTATTCGCCGGAGTGTTTGTCTGCACGTTGGAAGCTGACAGCATGGATAATCAGTTGACATCTTTATGTATCGGCTTCGCAATGGTGGCAATCGGTGCGGTGATTGGAGCGATAGTGAATCGGGGTGATGAAGATGTACTGGACAGATGATCCGGTTGCTGACTTCGAGAGATACGATGCGGAGCAGGAAGCAAAACTGGAAAGACTTCCGGAGTGTTCGGAGTGTGGTAACAAAATTCAAGACGAATACGCATACTACATCAACGGCGAATGGATTCATACGAAGTGTATGGACAAGAACTATAGAAGGGAAGTGATTCCTGAATGCTGACAGCGCAACAGACGGAGTATCAGCAATTGAATATAGCCTATGAATTAGAGAAGAAGAACAGCAATGACCATGTGGCAACACCACGATATGTTGTTGAAGATATTTACAAGCTGATTCATATTGAGGACTTTCATTCGATATGGTTTCCGTTCAACAACTACGACAGCGAGTTCAAGCTAAAGGCGGACGAACTGAAGCTGAAATACAAGGCGACACACATCTTTGATGATTTAGGAAATGATTTCTTCAAAACGGAACCGCCGGAAGATTGTGATTTGCTGATAAGCAATCCGCCGTTTTCGATTCAGAATGACATCATCAAGAGAACTTTTGATTTGATTGATGCCGGGAAGGTCAAGGCTTGCTGTTTGTTACTTCCACTTGCAACACTGGAAACTCCGGCAAGGGCGGATAAATTATCAATCTTGATTTTTAAGAAACGTATCAAATTTTTAGGACATACAACCAGTTTCAACAAGGGTTGCTGTTGGATTTGTTACAACATTGAACCACTTATGAAAAACCGTATTTATTGGGTTTAGCGAACAAATGATACCTACAAAAAATAATGAGAGGTATCTATAAATGAAGGAATTCAAGAGCTTTTACAAAGAAGTAACAGGCAACGAAGGCGGAAAGTGCCGGTACAATATACGGCTTGATGCTTACGGATGCGGATGTCAGCATGATTGTTCGTACTGCTATGCAAAATCACTTCTGAACTTCAGAAATTTATGGGATGCGCAGGAACCGTCCGTTGCAGACATCAAAAAGATTGAGCGCAAGATTGCAAAGCTTCCGAAGGGAACAATCATCCGCCTTGGCGGAATGACAGATTGTTTTCAACCGTTGGAAGAACAAATGCAGGTCACAAAAGCAATGATTGAACTTCTGAACCGGCACGGTATCGGCTATCTGATAGTAACGAAGTCTGACTTGGTATGTGAATATATGCACATTCTTGACAAGACGCTCGCACACATCCAGGTAAGCACGACATGGATTCCGTGCGAAAAAGCAGTATCAACGGAAAGACGAATCCGGGCAATTGAAAAGCTGCATGAAGCCGGGTTTGATGTGGCAGTAAGGCTGTCGCCGTTTGTTCCTCAGTTTGTGGATTTTGAACGGTTGAACAGCATCAAGTGCAACAAGATAATCGTGGAATTTTTAAGGGTGAACCATTGGATCAAGAAATGGCTGCCACTTGATTATTCAGATTATACAGTCAAGCAATCCGGATATGAGCATTTACCACTTTCACGGAAAATCGAATATCTGTCAAAGGTGACAGGGTTTGATGAAGTGTCAGTATGTGAGGATGTTGACGAACATTTTTCGTACTGGAAAGAAGCGGTGAACCATGACAAAGAGGATTGCTGCAATCTAAGAAAATGAAGGGAGATTGAAGCAATGGGAGTCAAATATATTGCGGATGAAGTCGGAATTGTTCCTGTTCCGAAACCGGAGTATGAAGAATTGGTGAGAGATAGTGAGACATTAGACATTATCAAAACACTGATGAAAAAAAGCAATTATGTATCAACCGGTGATTTGAAAATCATTTTAGGAATTGAAGAAAGCGAGGGAAAAAAGAGTGAATCTGTATGAAATCGACAGCGCAATCCTTGATTGCGTGGATGCTGAAACCGGTGAAATCTTCGATATGGATAAATTCGAGGAATTATCACTGACAAGGGATGCAAAAGTGGAGAATATCTGCTTGTGGATTAAGAATCTGAAGGCAGAAGCGGAAGCATTGAAGGCAGAAAAGGATGCTTTTGCGGCACGACAGAAGGCGGCGGAAAACAAGATGGAAAGCCTGAAGCGGTACATATCATTATACCTTGAAGGCACACCATTTGAGAGCGCAAAAGTCAAGGTGTCATTCCGGAAGTCAGAATCTTTGGAAATCTTGGAAGGTGCAGTGATTCCGGATGAATACTTGCGGTTCAAGGAGCCGGAAGTGAACAAGGCGGATTTGAAGGTGGCAATCAAGGACGGACTTCAGCTTCCGGGAGTATCCATCGTAGAGAATCAGAACATTCAAATCAAATAGGGGGTGCAAGCATGGAATTTAGAACTTTGAGAGCAGATGAAATTGATTGCAGAATCGCAACAATCAGTTCAAAGGGATTGTCGTTGCTTCTGTATAAGGATGCAAGAGTGGATCAGAATATTCTTGATGAAACGGTAGGTGCTATGAACTGGCAGCGGCATCATAGCCGGGATAATGCAAACTGTACTGTTGCGATATGGGATGCTGAAAAATCGCAGTGGATTGAAAAGGAAGATACCGGAACGGAAAGCTTCACGGAGAAGGAAAAAGGACTTGCTTCCGATTCCTTCAAACGTGCCTGCTTCAATTGGGGAATCGGCAGGGAATTATATTCTGCGCCGTTCATATGGGTTGCAGCAGAAAATGCGGAAATCAAGCAGGGCGGAAACGGTAAGCTGCAGTGCTATGACAAGTTTGTTGTTGAAAAGCTTCTTTACGATGATAAGCGGAACATTGTCGCACTTTCTATCAAAAACGAAAACAACGGAAAGCGTGTATTCCTGATGGATAACCGTCCTGAAGAAGAAAAGAAAAAATCCGGAAAGCAGGCATCCTGATGGAGTGGACCGGTAAAGTCCTGTCAGTTGGTACAGACTGGCTGACAGGACAAATGAATATCACACTGTCAATCAATGAGCGTTCCGCACTTCAGGAAATCGACAGTATAAAGGATTGCGAAAAGCTGGCAATCAAAGCGGTCAAGTACCGAGCAAAAAGAAGTCTTGATGCAAATGCGCTTCTGTGGGCGCTGTGTACTGAGATTGCAGGTGTTGTGAACAGCAGCAAGGATGATGTGTATGAATCCATGTTGCAGAAGTACGGATATCTCCAAAAGGACGAAGAAGGATATATCGTAATCACGGTTAAAGCTAACGAGGATATATCCAAAATCCCCGGACACTGGAAGTTTTACAAAAGCAACGATATTTTTTCGTCATATCTGATGATTAAGGGAACGAGCGAATATGATACAGCGGAAATGGCGAAGTTTCTTGACCGTGTGATTGAAGAAGCGGTTGAACTAGGCATTGCACCGCCTACATCTAAAGAAATGCAGAGAGCATTGGAACAGTGGGAGAAACAATATGAAAAGACTGTCTAGCGTATTCACTGACGATATGGATCATTGTTTTTTCACCGGTGCTGCACCGGTTGAGCGTCACCACATATTCGGTGGAAGCAACCGAAAGAAAAGCGAGAAATACAGATTCGTTGTTCCGCTTAGACCTGACTTGCATCCGAACGGAGTTTTTGCAGGACCGGATGCGAAAAAGATTGACATGAAACTAAAAATAATGGCGCAGGAGTATTACGAAAAACATTTTGGCACAAGGGAAGATTTCAGAAGGGAATTTGGAAAATCTTATTTGTAGAAAGGAATTGATACGAATTTAGCAAACTATCAGCAATTAGCAATGAGAACGAATGACGGTAAATGCACCGAACGCTTGATGAAGTGTCAGCGCAGATGCAATCCGAACACGGATATCGGCGGCATCGTCAATGCGAGTTTAGGGTTGTCCGGAGAGGTCGGGGAATTAACCGACATGATAAAAAAGTGGATGTTCCACGGTCATGATTTGAGCATTGATGATGTGAAAAAAGAACTGGGGGATTGCCTTTGGTACATTGCCATGATGTGTGAATCCTTCGGGTTCAGCATGGAAGAAATCGCACAGAAGAACATTAACAAATTGATTGAGCGTTACCCGGAAGGATTTTCGGAACACGCTTCACAGCATAGAAAGGAGTATCAGGCATGAATAAAACTATTATGATGGGAAGATTAACTCGTGATCCGGAAGTACGGTACACGAACACAAGCAACGGTTCAACAGCAATTGCAAGCTTTTCACTGGCAGTTGACCGCAGATTCAAGAGAGACGGAGAGCCGGATGCAGACTTTTTCAATTGCACGGCATTCGGGAAAATTGCAGAGGTTATCGAGAAGCATGTTGTAAAGGGTACAAAACTGCTGATTACCGGACGCATTCAGAACAACAACTATACCAACAAGGACGGACAAAAGGTGTATGGTGTTCAGATTCTTGTAGATGAAATGGAATTTGCAGAGAGCAAGAACGCTTCCAACGGCGGACAAGCACAGGCGCAACCGGAACCGGCACCGAGCGGAGACGGATTCATGTCTATCCCGGATGGTATTGACGATGAACTTCCATTCTAACAAAGGCGGTGCGCATATGGTCACATTAGTAATTGATGGTCAATTAGTAGGTTTGAATGAATACACTTCTGCTTGCCGGAGTCACCGGCAGGCAGGAGCTAAGATGAAAAAGGATGCTGAGAGAGTAATATCAGCGTACATTATGCAGCAATTGAAGGGAGTTTCCTTTGAGGATACGGTGCGTTTGTCCTTCCGGTGGTACGAACCGAATAGAAAGCGAGATTTAGATAACGTATGCTTCGCAAAAAAATTTATCCTTGATGCGCTTGTAAGAAACGGAATCATTATTGCTGACGGATGGAGAGGGGTTGCCGGTTTTACAGACCATTTTTATGTAGATAAAAATAATCCAAGAATTGAAGTTGATATTCAGGAAGAAGGTGCAGTGAATGGGTAAGTTATCAGAATTAAAAGCAACACAGGAGCTTGTAAAGCATATTTTGACCACGGAGCCACGAACACGGAACAGTGATGATTTGCTTTATATCAGAGTATGCGAGATTAGGGGCGGAGAAGCCGTGAAGCGTCCATTTTGGGATGTTTTATTGAACCGTAAACAATATAGCATACCGCCGTTTGAATCGGTCAGAAGGAGCCGACAGAAGCTTCAGGCGGCATTCCCGGAGCTTGCCGGGAGTGAAGAAGTTGAAGCGCAGCGGACGGTAAATGAAGAAGCGTTCCGGGAGTATGCAAGGGGGAACGTGTGATGAAAAGAGCGTTCGCATTCATCGTCCTGGTTATTACATCCCCGATATGGATTGTTCCATTTTTGATAGGTTATCTACTGGTAGATTGGCAGGATTGGAGTGATATAGATGGCAAGTGATGTGAAGTGGATCAAGATTATAACGGATATTTTTGATGATGAAAAAATATTGATGATAGAATCGCTGCCGGCGGCTGACAGTATCATTGTTATTTGGTTCAAGCTGCTTACTTTTGCCGGGAAGCAAAACAATAACGGTGTATTTATCATGTCAAACAGAATAGCATACACCGATGAAATGCTTGCAGCTATATTCCGAAGAGATATAAAGATTGTCAGGCTTGCGCTTGATACATTCGAACAATTCGGAATGATAGAGGTTATAGAGGATGTAATCACCATTCCGAATTGGGGAAAGCATCAGACCTTGGATGCTTATGAGAAGAAAAAAGAGCGTGATAGAGTCCGAATAGCGAGGAAAAGGGCAGAACAAAAGGCTTTAATTGCAATGTCGCCCGACAAGTCGCCCGATGTCGCCTTTACAGAAGAAGATATAGAAGAAGATATAGAAAAAGAATTAGATAATAAAGATATTATTCCGGATTCTGACGAACCGGAACCGCCTGCAGCGAGGAAACAGAAGAAACCGAAAGAACCAAAACACAAATACGGTGAATTTCAACATGTTCAATTGACTGATACCGAACTTGAAAAACTTGCAAAAGATTTTGGTCCGGAAATGAGAGATAAAGCAATCAAGTTTCTTGATGAATATATCGAAGATAAAGGCTATAAATCACGGTCGCATAATATGGCAATCAGAAGATGGGTTATTGATGCAGTCAAGGAGAAGGAACAGAAGCAGAATAAAGGCAAGAAAGAGATTGTTCCTTCTTGGATGAACAAGGGTTCCTTCAGCAATTACGATCAGCGGCAATATGACACGGACGATATGTCGGATATCGAACGGAAGATGATACAGAAAACAGCAGGTAACAGTCCGGATATCGCTGCAAGGGCAGAAGCACTGAAGAAACAATTAAGCTGATAGGAAGGAGAAACGGCATGACAGATTATAAGAATTCCGCCGGGTACGCTGATCCGACAGCGTATCATGCAATAAAAAACATAAAGGAGCCGGATTATTACCGTGGTGACATTGTGTTTGTTCGTGACTATCAAAAGAAAATCGGGAGTGAGCAGGAAGCAGTTCGTCCGGCGGTTATTGTGTCAAATGACATCGGAAACGATTATGCGCCTATTGTTGAAGTTGTGTTCCTGACAACAAAGAAGAAAAAGCCACTTCCAACGCATACAACCGTTATGTGCGAGGTTCCATCAACGGCACTATGCGAACAGATAACCACGATATCAAAAGAGCGTATATCAGAATACATAAGGACATGCACAAGCAAGGAAATGCAGGCAATTGAACAGTGCATGAGGATATCACTTGGCATCACGAAAAAACGCAGAAAGAAAGGCAGGGTATTGACATGAAAGCAAAAGCGTTTTTATTACAGCTTGATAAGCTGAACAAGCTGATTGAAAACAAAATTATTGAGAAGCAGCAGTGGCAGTCAATTGCAATGGGAACCGGGCAGGGAACGGACAGTGAGCGTGTACAATCTTCCGGAAATCCGCAGAAGATGGCGGATGCTATTGCACGGTATGTTGATATAGAGAAGGAAATTGACGCTGCAATCGACAAATATATTGAAACTCGCAATTACATCCTCAGCGTTATTGAACAGCTTCCAGTGGCGGAGTATGACATCTTACACAAGGTATATGTACAGAACATGGAACTTGCTGATGCGGCGGTTGCGTGCGGCAAGTCGTATTCATGGGCAACAACAGCTCACGGCAGGGCATTGAATGCGGTTCAGGGTATTTTGGATGCCGGGAAGGAGTAAAGCATTATGGATGAAGATGATAGATTGATTGAAATATGGAGAAAAACCAAGGATAAATTCGGACACAAGTTTGATTTGCAAGATTTTATGATATTTTGCCACGAATGGGATGCGATCTGCGAGAAGCTGAGAAAAGCAGCAGGAAGGGAGTAAAGAAGAATGAGCATGACGGAGAGTGAAGCAAGGAAAGAAATCATAGAAAGCGGAATAAATCTCGGTGCCGGTGATTATGTGGATATTGAAGCATTAGAGGTTGCAGCAAAGGCACTTGAAGAAGTCGAGCAGTACCGAGCAACAGGGCTTACACCGTCAATGGTGCATGATTTGATTAAGAGTTGCAAAGCGCATGAGAAAAACGCTTTAGAAAATGCACACATTGTAGATGAATACCGAGCAATCGGCACAATTGAGCGTTTCCGTGAACTGACCGAGAAAGCAGAGCCGAAGAAACCACTTAACATACGACCGAACGATACGCTTGCTGCGATTTTTGATTGTCCCAGTTGCGGAAGAACACAGAAGATACAGTATCAAGGGTTTCATTGTAAGGAATGCGGACAGAATTTGGATTGGGAATGAAAGGAGCAGAGATGGCTAGATGCGAAATGGTTGCAAAAGGAATCGTTCGGGAAAAAGGCAGACCAACTATTGAGTTTTACAAGAACGGAAAACCACAGTATTACTGCAGGGGTTATGAAAACAGAATGACGGATGAACCTTATGAGGAATGTATGCGGTGTCCTAGATGGGTATTGAGCGAACAGTCCGAAAAGGACTATGAAGAAGCGAAAGCATCGGGGCAGTTGGGAAAGGGCGGTGAATAAATGGGAACGGCAAAACCGAAAGAACACGGGATGTTGTGGATTAGTAATTTTGCCGGAAGAGTGAATATTACTCTTCATCCACAGCAGAAGTGGAAATACAGAATTGACGGAGAAAAGGTAAGACTTGAATACAAGTGTATTGATTTACAGATTCCGAAATCGGATTTTGAAAAGTATTGGAAGGTGGTGGAATGATGGGAAGAGGAATACTTGTACACTGGACGGGCGATAACGCAACGCACACAGAGGAATCGTACATTGTCGCACACAAAAAAGGAGAGACTTGGTATATATATTGTACGGTCTTTAACATTGACGAAGCGAAGGAAAAAGCCGAAGAGGTAAGAAAGCTTCATCCGGGAATGAAGGTCGGCATATTCGAGGAAATCAGGCACACAATCATAAATAAGATTGACGAAGAATTTATATAAGGCAGGTATAACATGAAAGAATTTGCATTTATAGTAGCTGACAAAAGAATATGGCAAGCCGAAAATATGGGATTTATGAACAGTGCATTGATTAAGCTTCCGGATTGCAAAACTTGTAGTGTTATATGGTCCGATAATGAATGCGGATGGGAACACGTTTCAGTATCACCGAAGCATAAATTCAGTATCCCGACATGGGATGATATGTGTGTACTAAAGGATATATTCTTTTATGACGAAGAAGTAGTATATCAGATTCATCCGGCGAAATCGCAGTATGTAAATATCGTGGATAATTGCTTGCATTTGTGGAAACCGAAAGACATTGACCTGAAAAAGATAGTCGAGGAAAAGTGGAGAAAGGAGCAGCATGAAAAAATTTATAGATAGGTTAATAGAGAGATTGGAAGAAGAAAGCTATGAAATAAATTTAGACGGCTATATTGCTTCTACTCAAAAGAGAATTATAGAAATGGCAGATGTAAATAAAATCATCAACGAGCTTGCAGAGGAATACAAGCCACGGACGAATGCGGATAAAATCAGAGCAATGACGGATGAAGAACTGGCAGAAGTAATATTCAATTGTCCGATTACTGAATCGTGTATACATTGGAATGACGAAGTACATTGTCAGCAGTGTATCCGGGAATGGTTGCAGTCTGAAGCAAAGGAATGATAAAAAGTGTTACAAATTGTATGTGTTGTGACTTTTCTGTATATGTTGTGACTTTTTTGTATGTGTTGTGACTTTTTTGTATATTGCAAAATGGACGTATTGTGTTATAATACAGATGATGAAGTATGTAAAACCGCCGGGCATAAACGCTCAGGCGGTTTTTTGTTGCGCAAAATACATCGAAGGGTGTGTCTATATTGGGCAAGTTACAAGAGAGATATATTGTACCGCCGTTTTCAGTGCTTGACACAAAACAAGGATATTGGCAGAAGCGGAAGAAAGAATGGAAATCAATAGGACTGCAAAGCGAAGTCGGGCGAGATGAAAATCTGTTAAGTGGTGGAATGCAACAGTTAGCACAGAAAAGCGGCTCAAATCTTACCGGAACAAGCATTTTTGATCCGGTATTATGTGAGGTAATATATAATTGGTTCGGATTACCTGGGGGAATCGTGTTTGATCCGTTCGCCGGTGGTTCCGTCCGTGGTGTAATTGCTGAAATGTTAGGTCAACGGTATATCGGAATTGATTTATCACAAAGGCAGATAGACGCAAATCAAATAAATGCTGACAAATTCGGTGTGTGTCCTGCATGGTATTGTGACGATAGCAGGAATGCAGATACTTACATCCCGGATGATTCAGCGGATTTAGTTTTTTCGTGTCCGCCGTATCATAATTTAGAAAAGTATAGTAATCATCCGTTGGATTTATCCAACATGAACTACACGGATTTTATAGAAGCGTACAAAGAAATAATATACATATCATGCAGCAAACTGAAGGAAAATCGGTTTGCTGTTTTTGTTGTTGGAGATATTCGGAACAGCAAGGGAGCATATAGGGATTTCATAAGTGATACAAAGCGGATATTTCAGGACAACGGATTGTGCCTTTATAACGAGCTGATATTGTTAGAACAATACGGCACTGCACCGATGGGAGCAGGATTTAATTTTAATGCACGGCGAAAAACAACAAAGGTTCATCAAAATGTACTTGTATTTTACAAGGGCGATATAAAACGGATAAGCGATATCTATATCAATGAAATAGCAATGGTAGATTTGCAAAAGTATAAAGGTTGACAGAAAGGAGTGTTGCAAGGTGGCAGGAATGACAGTAAGGCAACAGCGATTCTGTGAAGAATATCTTGCGTGCCTGAATGCAACACAGGCAGCAATCAAAGCCGGATATTCGGAGAAATACGCAGGACAGAACGCTGATAAAATACTAAAGAATACTAAGGTTAAAGAATACCTTGATACAAGGATGAAAGAGAAAGAATCGGAGCTGATTGCGGATCAGGATGAAGTCATGCGATATCTTACAGCGGTAATGCGCAGGGAAAAGACGGAATCGGTTGTTGTTACACTGAAGAAAGAAACATCAACATATGTACCGGATGAAGAAGGAAAGATGCGCAAGCAGACTGTAAAAGAAGAAGTTCCGGAGATAGTGAGGATTCCGGCACAATTAAGAGATTCCAACAAAGCTGCTGAATTGTTGGGCAGAGCATACGGCATTTACACTGATAGAGTGGAAACCGATGTTGTTCTTCCGATATTCGGCGGTGAAGATGAACTGAAAGATTAGGCGGTGAAATGCCTATGATTAAAAAAGAATATATCAGCCTTCCGGAGATTGTCGGAAGCGGATATAAAGCGTTTTGGAATTTCAAGGGCAGGTATAGAGTATGTAAGGGAAGCCGGGCATCGAAGAAGTCCAAAACAACCGCATTATGGTACATATGGAACATGATGAAGTACCCGGATGCGAATACATTGATTGTCAGAAAGACTTTTCGTACATTGAAAGATTCCTGTTATAAGGAGCTGAAATGGGCGGTAAAGCGGTTGAAGGTGAAGCATCTTTGGGATTTTACGCTGTCACCACTGGAAGCCACATACAAGCCGACAGGACAAAAAATATACTTCAGGGGATTGGATGATCCGTTGAAGGTAACATCCATTGCGGTTGATGCCGGGTGTCTATGTTGGATGTGGATTGAAGAAGCATATGAAATCATGAAAGAGGATGATTTTAATATGCTTGACGAATCAATCCGTGGTGAAACTCCTGAAGGACTGTTCAAGCAAATCACAATCACATTCAATCCGTGGAATGAAAGACACTGGTTGAAGAAACGCTTCTTTGATAATCCGGATGAAGATACACTTGCTATTACAACGGATTACCGATGCAATGAATGGTTGGATAAAGCCGATTTGAAGGTATTTGAAACCATGAAGAAGAACAATCCCCGAAGATATGCGGTTGCAGGTCTTGGTGGATGGGGTATTGTTGACGGTCTAGTGTATGAGAACTGGAAAGAAGAAGCATTCACATTAGAACAGGTTAAACATTGTAAATCAGCATTTGGTCTTGACTTCGGTTATACGAATGATCCAAGTGCTTTTTTTGTTGGTTTTGTAGATACGGAGAACAAAAAACTGTATGTATGGGATGAAATATATCAAAAGGGATTATCGAACCGGAAGATATATGAAGCTATCACATCGGCAGGCTATAACAAAGAGAATATCACCGGTGATTCAGCGGAACCGAAGTCCATTGATGAATTAAGGGGATACGGACTGAGGATAAAGGGCGCAGAAAAGGGCAAGGATTCTGTAAAAAACGGTATCCAGTGGATACAAGACCTTGAAATCATCATTCATCCCCGGTGCGTAAACTTCATTACGGAAATAAGTCAGTACACATGGGATAAAGACAGATTCGGAAACACACTGAATATTCCGGTGGATGATTTCAACCACTTGATGGACGCTATGCGGTACGCATTGGAGAAATATATCAAGAAAAACGGATGGTGGGTATAACATGCAGAAAGTGAATGTATTAGGAACAGAATACGAAATAATCATTGATGCGCCGGAAGAAATGCTTCCGCCGGATAGTGATGGAGCAATGGACCATTCTATAAAAAGAATTGTGGTTGCGAAGCTTGTTCCAAGTGAAAGAAGCATCAAAAATTTAGACGCATACAGAAAAAAAGTATTAAGGCATGAAATTATTCATGCTTTTTTATATGAATCGGGCATGTGGAATAACAGCGGAACGGCGGAAGCATGGGGGATGGATGAAACAATCACGGACTGGATTGCTATTCAGGCACCGAAGCTGTTCAAGGCATTCCAAGATGCTGATTGTTTATAGGAAAGGTGGTGCAAAATGCTTACTGTTGACGAAATAAAACAATTCATTGATGAAGATGCAGCTTCGGAAAAGAAGCGGTTTGCGAGAAAAGGTGAAGCGTATTACGGCGGAGAACATGACATTTTAGGGTTCCGCCTTTTTTATTACAACACAGACGGAGTTCTTGTAGAGGATAAGACACGCAGCAATATAAAGATTCCGCATCCGTTTTTTACAGAGCTTGTGGATCAGGCAACACAGTACATTCTTTCCGGCGAAGATGGCTTTGTTCGTTCCGATATCCCGGAACTTCAAACGGAATTGGATGCGTATTTCAACGAAAACGAAGATTTCACGGCGGAATTGTCCGAAGCACTCACTGACAGTCAGACAAAAGGTTTTAGCTATATGTACGCTTGTAAGAACGAAGAAGGAAAGACAGCGTTCAAGTGTGCTGATTCAATCGGTGTAGTGGAAGTGGAAGCAAAGTTTGCATCGGATAAAAAAGACCATGTTCTGTACTGGTATATCGAGCGTATTGACAAGGACGGAAAACAGGTCAAAAGAATCATTGATTTTGATGAAGCGAATAAATACTTCTACTTGCAGACGGATGAAGGGATTGTTCCGGATAAGCGGTTTATGGGAAAGAATGCAAAGCCGCATATCACATACCATATTCCCGGCGATTCCAAGACCTATTATGACAATTACGGTTTGATTCCGTTCTTCCGGTTGGATAACAACAAGAAGCAGCATTCGAGCCTGAAGCCGATTAAACCGTTGGTTGATGATTATGATTTGATGGCATCGAGCCTGTCAAATAACCTTGTGGATTTTGATACACCGATTCATCTTGTAAAAGGATATGAGGGTGACAATCTCGATGAACTGCAAAAGAATCTGAAAACGAAAAAGATTATCAGAGCCGGTGAAAATGGCGGTATGGAAGTAATGACCGTTGATATACCGTATGCAGCACGACAGACGAAGCTTGAACTGGATGAAAAGAATATTTATCGTTTTGGATTTGGTTTGAATCTGTCCGGACTGAAGGACACGGCAGCAACAACGAATATCGCAATCAAGGCAGCATATTCCCTTTTGGATTTGAAGTGTTCCAAAATTGAAATCAGACTGAAGCAGTTGATGCGGAAACTGATTAAGGTTGTGCTGAACGAGGTAAACACGGCAAACGGCACGGATTATCAGATGAAGGATATCTATTTTGCATTTGACCATGAAATTATGTCGAATGCACAGGAGAATGCGGCAATCGAGCTGACCGAAGCACAGGCACGGCAGACCGAAATTACAACGTTACTCAATATCGCAACGCATCTTGACAATGAAACGCTTATGCAGCTTATCTGTGAACAGCTTGATATTGATTATGACGATATCAAAGGCAAGCTTCCTGATCCGGACGAAGCAAAGACATCAATCAATGATGCGCAGAATGCCTTGAATGGGGTGGTGGTAGATGAACAAGCGGCAGAAGGAAGTGCAGCAGCTATTTCTTGATAATGAAAAAGCGGTTTTGAAAGAGCTTGAACGGAATTACCGGGATGCGCTTGCTGAAATCAATGGAAAAATAGAAATGCTTATGGCAAGAAACGATGCAGGTCTTGCGCATGTTATATACCGTGTAGAGCATCAGAAGGCACTTCGGGCGCAGGTGGAAGCATCACTGGAAAGCTTGCATACGAACGAATTTGCAACCGTGTCAGAGTTCCTTGCACTGTCATATGAAGATGGATTTGTTGGAACCATGTACGATATGCACGGTCAGGGTATTCCGCTTGTTCTTCCGATAGACCAAAAGCAGGTTGTTGATGCTATTCAGCACGAAACAAAGCTGAAGGCAAGGTTATATACCGAAATGGGGCATGACATCAAAAAGCTTCAGGAGAAGATTTCTGAGGAAATAAGCAGAGGTATATCAACCGGTCAGAGTGCCGGGGAAATGGCAAGAAACCTTGCTGATTACGCAAAGATTCCGAAGAATAGGGCAATGACCATTGCACGGACGGAATCGCACCGGATTCAGTGTCATGCAACATCCGATGCGCAGCACAAAGCAAAGGAAAAGGGTGCTGATGTGCTGAAACAATGGGATGCGGCACTGGATGGTGATACAAGAGAAACGCATAGACAGCTTGACGGACAAATCCGGGAACTGGATGAATCGTTTGAAGTGGCAGGACAATCCGCAATGTATCCGGGCGGTTTTGGTGATCCAGCGGAAGATTGCAATTGTCGGTGTGCGTTATTACAACGTGCAAGATGGGCATTAGGTGAAGAAGAACTTGATACCTTGAAGGAAAGGGCGGAATATTTCGGTCTTGACAAGACAAAGGATTACGAGGATTTCAAGGAAAAATACATGCATGCATCCGAACGTGTCCGAGTAAGCGAACAAAAGACGGATGAAGGTACAAGCCAAGAAAAGGCGAAGATAGATTTTACACCTGCAAAGAGCATTGAAGAAGCGCAGGAAGCGGCAAAGCAATATATCGGCAGTGGTTATAGCAAAACATTCAAGAACGAAGCTGATTTCAAGGGTGTATCACTTGATAATGCGAATGAGGTCAATAGAGCTATCACGGAACTGTATGCGCAATACGATATGCCGAAAATTAACGGCATTAAAGCAATTTCCCCGACATCAGCACAGGGTAAAAAGGTATTTTCTGATGCGGATGCGGTTGCTGCATATAGTCCTATTGAACACGGTATATTCTTGAATAAGGATGTATTGAAAAATGCGAATGCACTTGAAGCATACAACAAGCAGGCGGATGAAGCTTGGGATACTGTAATGAAGAACCTTGACAAGCTTTCGGACAGTCAAAAGGAAATTGCCTTGACATATAAAAATGCCGGAAGGTCCTTAGTTGGTGATGGAAGTGTTCAAGATTACATCACACATGAAATGGGGCATCATGTACAGTGGGAAGTGTTAGACAGCGCAACAAATAATGCTATGGGTAAGAATATGTCGAAGTATGCGCCGGATATTTCAGGATATGCAAATGCAAGCAAGGGCGAATATATTGCAGAGAGTTTTGTTGCATATACCAAAGGCGAAATCGACAAACTCGATCCGGTATTTGTTGATTACATGAAGGCATCCGAGAAAGTGCAAAAAGTGTCGAAAACCCTTGAAAATACTGGGAAAAGTGGTATAATTAAGTTAGAATTACAGACGTTTGCAGAGAAGGATATCAAAAGACAGGAATCAAATTCTTTGAAACGTGCCATGGGAAAATACGATGCGAAGATTTCTCTCCATGAAGATAAGATACAAAATCCCGAAAGCCATATTCCGAACTGGAATCAGTTAGATAGTAGGCAGCAAGAGGGATTGAAAAAGCATTGGCAGAAAGAAATCAACAATTTCCGTCAATCCATTAGTGACAGGGTGGATGAACTGAAAGAACGGGGTGATTATGATGAATGATGATACAATCAAATATATCATTTCACGAATTATCGCAAATGCTAATGACGCATTAGAGGGTGACGATGATTTTGCAAAGGGAAAACGGCTTGCATACTACGAAATGCTCGACACCATTCAGAATGAATTGGAGCTGAAAGAGCAGGATTTGAAGGAGTTCGGTCTTGATATTGATATATCGAAATTCCTATAAATCACTTTGCAAAAAAATAGTGAGTAAAGGACAGTCAATCGGCTGTCCTTTTTTAATGCAAAAAAGGGGGAGTGAGTATGAATGACCTGAAGAAAAGACTTGCAAATCTTTTGACAATCAAATCACTGGTGACACTGATTATCACAATTGTGTTCTCGGTGCTTGCATTCAAGGGTGTTATCCCGGACGAAGTAAATGCAGTGTATTTGATTATCATTGGTTTCTACTTCGGTACACAAGCAAAAAAGGAATAGGGGGAATTACTCATGGCAGTAAAGACTTATTCACGAAAGAAAGATGGAGAAAAACGATTGCAACCGAATTTCCGTGTCCGGGAATTTGCTAGTCAGGACGGAGAAGATAAAATCCTGATTGACTTGGTGCTTGTGGAATACTTGCAGAAGCTCCGTGATTGCTTGCAATTATCTTCAATGGAAATTGTAAGCGGATATCGCACACCGGCAAGGAATAAGGCGGTCGGCGGTGCAAATGGCAGTCAGCACTTGAAGGGTAAAGCGGTTGATGCTTGTGCCTATAAGGGCGGCAAGGTGCTGAATCCGAAGTATTTGTGTTGTGCTGCTGAAGTCCTCGGAATGGACGGAATCGCACTGATTCAGACATGCGCACACCTTGATACAAGGGGATATCAGTCGTGGTTCGATGAAAACAAGCAGAATACACGCATTGAAAACTATGGTCACAAGTCGTGGTTCACATATTGCGGTGTAAAAAATCTTGATTTTATGCTGAATCCGTTCAAAAAACCGACAGATACACTCCGGAAGGGTGCAAGCGGTGAGCAGGTTAAGTGGTTACAGTTCGAGCTTATCAAGCGTGGGTTCCTTCCACTGGTATCTGCAAGCGGAAAATGCAATGTTGACGGTTCATTCGGTGCGAATACCGAAAAGGCGGTAAAGGCATATCAGGAAGCAATGAAACTTGAAGTAGACGGAAAGTTCGGTCCACTGTCAAGGGCAGCAATGAAATAATGAATTTAAGGCATCCGAAAGGGTGCCTTTTATATTGACCAAAACAGCGAAGTCATTAAAACTCACCTGAATATTCCCTTGGATGCCGGGGATATAAACGGCATCTTGTCTACCGGCGGCACCGGATAAAACAGCAGACAAGAAAGGAAACGGATATGGATTTTTTGAAGGCTATCTTGGGTGACGAACTTCATGCGCAGGTTGTCAGCAAGATCAACGAACACAACGGCAACGAAGCAAACAAGGATAATCAGATTAAGATTGCGAATCTTGCTTCCGGCGAGTATGTCGGAAAAGGTAAGTATGAAGCACTGGATGCCTTGTTAAAGGGCAAGGAAACGGAGCTTGACACTGCAAACGGACTGATTGCGGAGCTGAAGAAGGGAACAAAGGGCAATGAAGAATTGCAGGGTAAGATTACCGGCTATGAAGCGCAGGTGGCAGACCTTCAGAAGCAGTTGCAGGAAACGAAGGTGAATGCAGCGGTAAAGGTTGCATTACTTTCTGAAAAGGCGGCGGATGTGGATTACCTGACATTCAAGCTGAATGAAAAGCTGAAGGAGAAGGGCGAATCCTTGGAGCTTGATGAAAATGACAATATCAAAGGATGGGATGCGTTGAGAGATGGTCTGAAAACGCAGTTCCCGAAGATGTTTGAATCAGGCACGGACGGAAAGAAAGTGTTTGATGATGATTCCCTTCCTGACAGTGACAATGAGCGCACTGTTACGAAAGAGGAATTTGAAAAAATGGGTTACAAATCAAGGGTTGAGCTGAAAGAGAGCAATCCTGAATTGTACGCAAAACTTACAAAATAATTTTCAAAAAGGAGAAATGAACAATGGCAGATTTAACGAAAACCACGACACTTGTTAACGGTGATGTATTTGATCCGCAGGTTGTAACGGATATGATTAACGCTAAAGTAGCGAGCAAAGCAGCAATGACCGGTTATATCAAGGTTGACAACACTCTTTCCGGCACTCCGGGTTCCAAAGTGACTGTTCCGAGATGGGGATATATCGGTGCTGCTGAAGATTATGCAGAAGGTGATCCGATTGATACAACCAAGATGGCATTCACCACTGCTGAATACGGCATCAAGAAGATTGGTAAAGCTGTCCGCCTGACCGATGAAGCACAGCTTTCCGGCTTCGGTAATCCGATGGGAACCGCAACCGCACAGATTGCATTAGCAATTTCTGAGAAGCTTGACAATGACCGTGTGGCAGTTTGCTACGAATCCAAGAACGTTGTTGATGCTTCTACTGCTGTTCTGAAGTATTCCGCAATCGTTGATGGTGTTGACATGTTCAACGAAGAAGAGGATTCCAAGAAGGTTATCCTTATCCACTCCAAGCAGAAAACTCAGCTTCGCAAGGATACCGAGTTCCTTTCTGCTGATAAGTTCGGACCGGGAGTGATGGCAACCGGCGCAATCGGTCGTATCGCAGGTTGTGATGTTGTTGTTTCCAATAAGGTTAAGCTTGAAGATGGTGTTTACTTCAATCCGATTATCAAGCTGAACAACGATGCGGAATCCGAAGATGATCTTCCGGCAATCACCTACTTCCTGAAGCGTGGAAACCTTGTTGAGCATAAGCGTGAAGCCGGTGTTGCTGATGATATCATCTGTACTGCTCATGGTATGGCTGCGCTTACCAACGAAGCGAAGGTCGTTATCTTAAAGACCAAGGAGAAATAAGAAAGGGGGCAATCCCTATGATTATTTCTATTGAGGATGCAAAGAAATATATCAACACAAATGATGAAGATTCAGTGCTTGAAGCAAAACTTCAGGCACTGGAGCTTTTGATTCGCAAATACACCAACAATAACTTCCAAAAACGAGCATTTCGGAGCCTTGGAACCATCGAAGGCGGCAAGCTTTATTGCGACACATACTTTTTCAAAGATGGTGATACGGTTGAAATATCGGATTCATACTTCAATGAAGGGTTGCTTGTCGTAAATGGCATGACAGAGGGTGCGATACCGTGTGAAGGATACCTGGATGAAACAGATGTCCTTGTAACAAAGGTTGAATACCCGGTTGATGTGGTGATGGGTGTTGTAAATATGCTTCGTTGGGATATGGAGAATCGTGCGAAGGTTGGTATCCAGTCTGAAACACTTTCCCGGCATTCCGTGACATATTTCAACATGGACGGCGATAATTCCGTGATGGGATATCCGAAGTCCGTGCTTGGCTTTTTAAGACCGTATATGAAAGCGAGGTTTTGACATGATAGGCGGCAACACGAAAGCGGTTCTTCAGGTGAAAACCGCAACAAAGAACGCAATCGGGGAGTTCGTGCAATCATGGCATGATGTCGCAGAGCTTACCGGATTCCTTGACCTTCAATCGGGGGATTCCAAGTACAACACATACTATGCGAAAATCCAAGAATCAACACATGTCTTTATTTGCGATTATGTGCCGGTGCAAGACACTATTGAAATTGAAGGCAATGTTGTTCGGGTTGATGCTGAAAATGCTCGTATGGTGGCAAATGGTAAGCGGTACGATGTACTTCTGATTGATGATCCGATGGAACTTCATAAACATCTTGAATTTTATCTGAGATTCACAGGGGGGCAGTGATTATGTCCGTGACATTCACAGATAATAGTGTAAAAGTCAAAGCTGCACTTGATGATGCGGTGAAGGCTTACCTGTATGAAGCAGGCGGAGAATTAGAAGCGCAGACGAAGCGCAATTCCCGTCCTGTAAAGTACGGAAAGCACGATGTCAAAAATAGTTGGCAGTACAAGGTTGATGAAGATAACGGTGAAGCAAAGGTTGGAAGTCCACTTGAAGCGGCATACTGGGAAGAACTTGGAACCGGTGAACATGCGCTGAACAAAGATGGTCGTAAAGGTTGGTGGGTGTACGTTGAAGGAAACGACACTCCAAGTTCGAATCAAAAGATGTACACAGAAGCTGAAGCGAAGCAGACAGCGGCATTCTTGCGGAGTAAAGGACTTGACGCACATGCCACAAAAGGCACGAAAGCGAACAGACCGCTATTCAGAGCTTTCACAAGCCTGAAAACAGCACTGATCCGCCGTGCAGAAGAAATCCTGAAAGCGAGGATGGAAAATGACGAGTAAGGCATTGAATGTTATATCAAAAGCAATGGAATCACTCGGATTGAACTATGCGTTCATGGAATGGGATGATGAACCGAAATATCCTTACTGGATAGGGGAGTTTCAGGAAATCGAACCATACGATGAATCGGGGCAGCATGACAGTACGTTTATCCTTACTGGATATACAAGAGGGTTGTGGAATGACCTGATAAGCGAAAGAGAAGCAATCTATGAGTATTTCAACAAAGTATCAGGAAAGACGGTTATTGCTGAAGATGGTTCAGCGATAGCCGTTTTTTATGCAAACAGTTTTGTTGCCCGGACAGGGGATGCGGAACTGAAGAAGATTCAAATCAATTTAGATGTAAAGGAATGGAGTGTGAAATAGTATGGGCATTAAGAGCGGCATTACAAAAGGAACTCCGTCAAAGATTCCGTTCGGCGCAGGTGTGTATTTTCATGGTATCACCTACGATGAAAAGGTTGCACCGACAGAAGAAGCAATCCGTGCTGCCATTATCGGCGCAACAAAAGATGGCGGTTCTCTTGCAATTACACCGGAATTTTATGATCCGGAACTTGACGGCGCAACGGTAAAGGTTGCGGAGCTGATGCAGAAGGTTGGTGAAACCGCACAGATGGAAACTTCCATTGCGGAACTGACACCGGAGCTTGTTGCAAAGCAGGTAATCGGCGCAATCGGAGAAACCACGGATAAAAATTACGATGTAATCACTTCTGCTGACCTTGCGGCAGGTCATTTTTATGACGGTTTCGGGTTCTATGGTGAGCATCTTGACGGTAGACCGATGATTATTCTGTTCAAGAAGGCACTTTGTACTTCCGGATTAACGATGGAACCGAAGAACAAGACCGGTTCTGTATTCAAGGGAACCTTCGAGTGTTGTTCGGACATTGATTACGGCACTACAAAGCTTCCGTATGCAATTTTTATCAGAAAGTCAACCGGATGGACACCGGCAGAACCTGCAGATGTTACTGCAGATTAAGAGAGGATGAAAAAATATGAGTGATTTGAAAGAAAAAGAAGTAGCTGAGAAGGAAAAATTGTACACGTTGCGTGATCTGACCGATGAAGATTTATACACAGTCCTTGAAATCATTGCAATTGCTTTACCGGAAGAAGCAAAGGAATCCTTTGTACAGAAGGTGAGCAAGGAGAAGAAAAAGACGGTTGAAGAAATCGGCGGTCAGGTGATGTTCGACATGGTGAGATTCATCATGAAGAATTTGAAATCAGTCAAAGCGGAAGTGTACGCATTTCTTTCTGATTTGTCGGGTATCCCGGCAGATGATATTCGCAAGATGCCGTTCGGTACTACTCCGGCAATGCTGAAGGAAGTATTTACGAATACGAAGAATGCGGATTTTTTTACGGAGCTTTTCAAATCACTCAAATAGGTGAGTTCAGATTTTGGGATTTGTTGTATTCACAGTACGCAAATCCCAAAGAACTCATGCGCATGTATATCAAGCGTGGTAGATTTGGAGAGTTTGTGACAAATATTCTTCGTCAGGAAGAAAAAAGGAAGCATGAAGAAGCTGAGAAGGAAAACGAACAGAAATTGTGGATGATGTATGTTCATAGTATGTCGAATAAATCCTACAATGACTGGAAACGTGAATGTGTCAAGCCTGTGAATAAATCAGGCAGTGACTTAGATATGACGCTTCAGGACCAAGAAGAAATCCTGAATAAATTATTTCCCAACAGGTAAAAAGGTGAGCGCATGGAGCTGTTTAAGCTATTAGGAACGATAGCAATTGACAGTACAAAAGCGCAACAGGATATAGATAAATTCACCGAGAAGGCAAAAGATAGTGAATCGGAAACATCGGAAGCCTTCGGAAAGATTGGCAAGGTGGCAGGAACGATTGCAAAGGGAATCGGAATTGCCGGGGTTGCAATCGGCGGTGCATTTATCGGAGCTGTTGAAGGAACAAGAGAATACCGGGCGGAAATGGCATTGCTTGATTCAGCATATCAGACCGCCGGGCATAGTTCAAAAGCCGCAAAGGACACATATTCGGATTTGAATGCCGTACTCGGTGATTCCGGACAGGCAGTCGAAGCGGCACAGCATCTTGCATTGGTAGCTGACAATGAAGATGAACTTGCAAGCATGACACACACATTGACAGGTGTATATGCTACGTTCGGCGAATCCTTGCCACTGGAAGGACTGGCGGAAGGTATCAATCACACTGCTTCCCTTGGAGAAGTGCAGGGAAGTCTTGCGGATGCCTTGGAATGGGCAGGAATCACGGTTGATGATTTCAACGAACAACTTGCAAAGTGTTCCAGTGAAGAAGAACGGCAAGACCTTATAACGAAAACGCTGAAGGACACATATAGTCAGGCGGCGGATCAGTACAAGGAAACCAACAAAGACATTATCGAATCCCGGAAAGCACAGGAGAGATTATCTGATGCAATGGCAAGGATTGGTGAAATCGGCGAACCGATAATGACCGCACTTCGTAATGCGATTGCATCCCTCGCAGAATCGGCAATTCCGGTTCTTGAAGATATGGTGACATGGTTCCGTGATGCTATCACATGGATAAAGCAGAATGAAACAACCGTGCAAGCGTGGGTTGGTGTTATCATCGGAGCCACAACAGCAATCGGAACATTTCTTCTGATTATTTCATGGGGAAAGATAATGACAGCGGCGGCGAATGCAATCAAGGTCGTTCGGACGGCAATGCTTGCGCTGAATGTGGCAATGCTTGCAAATCCGGTTGGATTAGTGATTGCTGCACTTGCCGGACTGGTAGCGGCTTTTATCTATTTGTGGAACAATGTTGAAGGTTTCCGGAACTTTTGGAAAACTGCATGGTCAGAAATCAAGAAAATTGCTTCGGACGCATGGTCAGGGATTAAGAAATTCGCTGTTGATGCTTGGAACTGGGTGAAAAAAACATGGTCAGCAGCCGGAAAATTCTTCGCCGGTATATGGAACGGTATCAAGAAGGTGTTTTCTAGCACGGCATCATGGTTTTCTAACCTATTCAAAAAAGCATGGAACGGTGCAAAATCCGCATGGAGCGGTGCGAAGTCCTTCTTTTCCGGCTTATGGTCGGGAATAAAGGGTGTATTTGGTTCCGTTCAATCGTGGTTCCGCAGCAAATTTCAATCCGCATGGTCAAGCATAAAGTCCGTATTTTCCGGGTGGGGTTCCTTCTTCGGCGGATTATGGACCAAGATTAAGAGCAAATTCAGCTCAATTGGAACTTCCATCGGTTCAGCAATGGGAAATGCCGTGAAAAATGGCTTGAATCGTGTGATATCCACGGTACAGAGTGCTATCAATAAGGGCATCGGACTGATAAACAGTGCAATCCGGCTTGCAAATAAGCTTCCCGGAATCAATGTTGGTACAGTTCCGACAATATCTCTTCCAAGACTTGCGAAAGGCGGTGTCCTTGCAAAAGGTCAGGTCGGATTGTTGGAAGGAACAGGTGCAGAAGCGGTTGTTCCCTTGGAGCATAACAAAGCGTGGTTGTCAAGGGTAGCTGAGGACTTGAACGAATTACAAATGACAGACAGGCAGCGTCCGGTGAATGATGAAACCGTGCTTGTCAGGTTAAATAGAATCATAGAACTACTTGAAAAGCTGTTGAATATGAAAATCTGCCTTGATAGTGGCGCAATGGTCGGAGAATTGACACCGGCAATTGATGCGAGATTGGGGAAGATATATTCGAGAGTGAATAGAGGTACACACTAAGCGCACGGACACAATCTGTGCGCTTTTTCAGTATACGGATGAAGGGGGTGAATCCCTTATGGAACTATTCAAGCTATTGGGAACAATAGCAATTAACAATTCTGAAGCAAAAGATGAACTGGACGAAACAACGAGCAAGGCAGGACAGGTTGCTGAAGGATTGAAGAAGGGTGCAGGAGTGGCGGCAAAGTTTGGTGCGGCTGTTGTTACCGGAACGGCGGCGGCAGGTGCAGCGATTGCCGGTATTGCAACATCTTCTGCATCGGCGGCGGACGAAGTGGATAAAATGTCTGCAAAAATTGGTCTGTCAAAACAGGGATATCAGGAATGGGCATATGTACTTGGTCAGAACGGAATGGATATTAGCAGCCTTCAGATGGGTATGAAAACTCTCGTTTCACAGATGGACGGAGCTGCAAACGGCACTGAATCAAGCGTTGCAATGTTTGAAAAGTTGGGTGTTAGTATTTACGATTCCGCCGGTGCAATGAAGGATCAGGAAACTATGTTCCGGGAAGTGACGCTGGCACTTGCATCAATGGAGAACGGCACGGAAAAAGCAGCACTTGCAAATGACCTTCTTGGTCGTTCCGGTTCTGAAATGATGCCTATGCTCAATAATGGTGCAGAGGGAATTGTTGACCTGACGAACCGTGCGCACGAATTAGGACTGATAATGAGTGATGAAGCGGTGAATGCAGGTGTTGTTCTTGGTGATACTCTTGACGATGTAAAGCAATCCGCCGCAATGGTCGGAACAAAACTCGGAACAGCATTATTCCCGGTGGTTCAAAAATTACTTGATACGGTATTGGTGTTCATGCCGCAGGTGCAGGAAATTTTTGAAAAAATTTCTCCATTACTTGTTGGTTTGATGGATTCTTTAATGCCGATGCTGTTTTCTCTGGTCGAAAATGTGTTTCCAATGATTGTAAATTTGCTAGAAGCACTTTTGCCATCGTGTATTCAAATCACAGAAGCAATCCTTCCTGTGCTTTTGCAATGCCTTGAAATGTTGCTTCCGCCTTTGATTGAAATTATTTCTACCTTGCTTCCGCCGTTGTTAAATTTGCTCAGTCCGATTCTTGATTTGCTGTCTCCTATCATGAATTTGTTGCAGCCTATCATTGACTTGCTTTTGGCGGTTGCCGCTCCGTTGGCGGTGCTTATCAGCGAACTTTTAACACCTTTGATTTCCATTTGTTCAAAGGTAATCGAAATTGCAATTATACCGCTTCAACTTGCATTCGAGAAACTTTCTAGCATGTTGACAAAAATTGTCAATTTTGCAGTTCAGTCGGTCATGGATAGAGTGAACATGATAAAGGGTGTATTTTCCGGAATTATCCAGTTTATCAAGGGTGTATTTACCGGAAATTGGAAATCCGCATGGGAAGGTGTGAAAAAAATATTCACATCCATAGCGGACGGAATAGCGAATGCCTTCAAAACACCGATAAACTTTATCATTGATTTGATAAACAGTTTCCTGTCCGGAATTAACAAGATAAAAATTCCCGATTGGGTTCCCGGTGTTGGCGGCAAGGGTATAAACATCCCACTGATTCCGAAGCTTGAAAAGGGCGGTGTTCTTGAAAAAGGTCAGGTTGGTTTGCTTGAAGGTAACGGAGCAGAAGCCGTTGTTCCACTTGAAAATAATCACAAGTGGATTGCAAGGGTTGCGGATGATATGTCAAGAAACGGTCTTGGAAATGTGGACCGTGATACCTTGATTCAGGCAATCATAGAAGCAATCAGGGCAGTCATTCCGGAACTTCAGCAGACAATCAAGGTTGTACCGGATGAAAACGGCATCTTCCGCATTGTCAGGGATAAAGCAAGAGAATACACGCTTCGTACCGGTAATCCGGCTATGACATAGGGGGTGCGAGAATGTATAACGGTTATAGAGTAAAGGTAAACGGAACTATCATTGATAATCTGATGATTGTGCGAGGAAGTTATAGCATGATGCGTGAACAACGTGTGATTGATTCGTATTATGACGCAGCCGGCACATATCATGAGGAATTAAGTCCGGCACCAAAAGCAAATATACAGTTCAGCATCCGTGATCGGAGCATGGAAGAACAGGCAGTCATTGTGGCTGCCTTTTCTTCTCGGAATGTAACGGTTGAATACTGGGATGATACAACGCTGAATTATGACACCGGAACATTCCGTGTGGAAAATCCCACATACACACATTCTTATGCCGTGAAAGACCGTATCAGATACGGTGAAGCGGCTATTGTACTAAAGGAGAATTGACATGAATCAATTGTTGATTGAATTTTTAGATGCGCCGGTAACATTGCGGAATGCGGACATCGTGGAAGAATCACTTAGCTTGACAGAAAGCCTGTGTTCAGATACAGACCTTCGTTTCGGTGCATGTGAATCTTCCGTGTTCGGTGTGCGTGTACTTGGCGCAATGCTTCCGATTGCCGGAAGGAAATGCAAAGTGTCAATGACTACCGGTGATGAAACACATGTACTCGGATATTTCAAGGTGAATTCGGATAAACCGACAGCGGACCGGAGATACCGTGATATTGTGGCATACGATGCACTGTCTGATATTATCACAGCGGATGTTGCTGCATGGTATCAGGGATTGTCATTCCCAATGACATTAAAAGCATTCCGGAACAGCTTCTTCAATCACTTCGGAATCGAGCAGGAAGAAGCGGAGCTTGTCAACGATGGAATGACGGTGAAGAAAACCATTGAGCCTGAAAAGCTGTCAGGCAAAACGGTAATCACTGCAATCTGTGAAATCAATGGTGTATTCGGACACATCGGCAGGAATGGACGGTTCCAGTATGTTGAACTGGAAAGCATTGAACACGGTTTATATCCATCGAATGATTTATACCCATCAGATGATTTATTCCCGGTGGAAGCAAATACGGAGAAATTAACGAAATCACGGTATATTTCGTGCAAGTACGAAGAATATATTGTTCCCGGAATTACGAAGCTTCAAATCCGTCAGGAAGAAAACGACATCGGAAGTCCGGTCGGATCAGGGGATAATGGTTACGTTGTGCAAGGTAATTTCCTTGTGTACGGTAAAAGCGCAGGCGAGCTTCAGACGATTGCGCAGAACATGCTCGGTAAAATCGGCAGGATAAGTCAATACAGACCGTTCACGGCAGATACACCGGGCAACCTGACAAGAGAAGTCGGACAGCCGATATCTCTATATACAACATATGGAGTGGTAACAAGCTATATTCTGAGCCGTACACTGACCGGAATTCAGGCTTTGCGAGATTCCTTAGAAGCAAGCGGAAGCGCAGAGCGGAAAGAACAGGTGAACGGCACACAGGAACAAATCGTTCAGCTTCAGGCAAAGACAAACAAGCTGACACGGAATGTGGATGAAACACGGTCGGAGCTTGCGGACACAGCGGCAGGATTGCACAGCGAGATTGTACAGACCGCCGGAGCGATTCGGTTAGAGGTTGCAGAAGCGGAAGCAGGATTGTACAGTCAGATTTTACAGAACGCACAGCAGATTCAGTTGCGAGTGACAGCCGGTGAAGTAGTTTCATTGATTGATATTACAGTTGACGGCATGACATTCACGGCGGATCAAATCAAGCTTGAAGGTTATACAACAATCAATGGGAACTTTTCTATTGATACAAACGGAAATCTTGTTATCACAAGCGGAAATACCACAATGACGGTTGAAGGTAGCTATGTGAAATTGTCTGACGGCACCAACATGTTAAGATTCAACACACAAGCAATCCGTTTTAATGGTTCGGTTGATGCTTGGCTTGCAAGAACAACAGACGGAAACCTTGTTATCGGTGATGCAAGTGTTCCGGTCAATATAGCCGGTTATCCATTAACATTAAACGGTGCTGAAGCTATTACATCCGCAAATATCGGTAATTATCTTGCAAGTCTTGAAACAAGAATTGCTGCACTTGAAGTGAAGGGAGTGTGATAAATGATGAATAAAGCATATCAGCGGATAAACTGGGAAAATGAACCGTCCGTCAAAACTCCAATCAACGAAGATAATCTGAACCGGATGGATGTGGCACTTGATGAAGTTGATAACCGTTTGATTGCACTTGATACCGCAAAAGCAAGCATGTCGGAAATCATGGGTTCTTTTGTGGATGCGCAGTTTGACGAATCAACCGGCATTTTCAAATTCGTACGGAAGGACGGTTCAAGTATTCTAGTTGATACGAAGCTTGAAAAGCTGATTTTGAACTGGAGATTTAATGCGGAAACGCAGACATTGCATCTGATTCTTGAAGATGGTTCTGAAATGCCGATTGACCTTTCTTCACTGATTACGCCGAATGAGTTTATAGACAGTGACACGATTTACTTCACCATTCTTGACGGTGGCAAGGTAACGGCAAGCATCAAAAACGGTTCTATCACTCCGGAAATGCTTGAACCGAATTATCTTGCAGATGTCATGGTACAAGCGGAAATTGCACGTTCTTCAGCAGAGAATGCACAGAGAAGCGAAAACAACGCAAAGACTTCCGAACTGTCTGCAAAAGCAAGTGAAGAATCCTGCGCAGAAGCGGTTGAAGAAATCAGCAGAAAGACAGCAGAAACAGTGTTCCATGTAAATTTTGAGACAGGAAAACTCGAATATAGTTCTCCGTCTTATGAATTTCAAATTAACAATGAAACTGGAAAACTCATGTGGGGGGTGAAATAAATGGTACAAATGACAGGCGAAGCAGGAACAATTTTGATTCTTGCAAAAGGTGATTATGATGCAAATGTGACTTACGATATTCTTAATTTGGTCAACCATAACGGTTTATCGTGGCTTGCAAAGAAAGCAAGTACAGGCATTGAACCGAGTGACGCAAATGCGGAATATTGGCATCCGTTCGGTACGGCAGTAAACATTGCAACAAAAGATGCCGCCGGAACGGTAAGACCGGACGGAGAAACTATCACGATTGATGAAAACGGTGTAATTTCCGCCGTTGGTGGCACTGCTGAAAAGGTAACATACGAAAACGAATCTGTTGCAGATGTTACCAACGTAAAAGAAGCACTTGACGGAATTTTTGATGGCACGATTCAAGTCAGAGATTCCGCAAATTTAGGCGGAAAAGGTGCGAGTGAGTATG